GTCGCGGATGGCTTGTGATTTCATTTGAGGTCAACAGAGATGCCGTGTTCGTCCCAAAGACGTTTTGAGTAAATGGTGCGGAGGTAGTGAGCCTCCATCGCGTCGTCCAAGCGACCAATGCTTTTGAAGTACTGCTCCCGCAAGGTCTCCCAGCGGAGAGCGGTGAACAGCAGGTTGTCGGGGACTTCCTTGCCTGGGTTGTTTCGAGGGCGCTTGAGTCTTGGCATAGCTAGCGACGGCGTTTGTGGAAGAGGCTCGTGAGCTTGTCGTCTAGCGCGATGATGGCAGCTGCCCAGCTCCCCGGCTCTGGAGTGTCATAAGGATCAGGTAATGAGTTGCGAGCTTGCCGGGTCAGTTCGTAAAGCAGGTCAAGCTCGACAGCGTTGAACTCGACTTCATAGACGACCTCGGTGCGGTTAGCTGGTGCTCCGGAGGTGATGTCTTTACATTTCATCTGCCATGTCCTCAAGTGCTGTAAGCAAGCCGTCAAAATCTTCGGATGCAGGGAGGACAGAGGTAAGCAAGTCAACTGCCTCTCCGTAGTCCTCGCGCAGGGAATCAAGGTACTGATTGCGGTCTATGAAACCGTTGTCTGTGTAAATGCTCATGGTCAGCGGAGAGCGAGCTTTTGAGCGACGAGGAACTGAACGGTTTTCATGTGCTTTGCAACCTTGCGCTTGGCTTTTGAGCACTCGGTCCAATCGCCACGGGCGAAGCAGAACTGGTATTCCGTTTGAGCTTTTGAAAGATCTGCCTTAGCGGCTTCGAGCTGTTGGGTGAGGGTTTCCATTTGAGGTAGGTGGCAGTGGAGGCTGTGCCCTTGATCCAACTATACACCACTTTTGGTCTGTTTAGGGGTACAAGGTGGATCTTAATCTTGCTGACTGTGCTTGACCGACGGGTATTTAGCCCTGCGGGCATCTGCTGCCTGCCGACTCTCGTGCTTCGGCTTTGCAGCGTTAGACCCCTTCGCTCGTTTTCTGCCATGCACCCTGTAGCGCTCAGCAGTTTTTTCCTTTGCTGCCTTGCTCGCCTCTTCGTAGCCAGGTGGCGCCAGATCAGGTCTAGCTTGAAAAATCGCAGTCCAATCAATCTCCATTAACTTTCTCCTTTAGAACCTTCAAAAGCTCCTCAATTTTTTCGGTGCGTTGGAGGATTTCTTCAAGTCTTTCCCCATTAACCTCCAATGTTGACTCTCTGTATCCGCAGCTATCACACTGCTTTCGGCGGAGCCTATATGGCTTGATTCCGGAGCGGATGACGCAGGGGTATGAGGATTTGGAGTGATCGGTTCCCAGTAGACGTGTTGAGATGGTTCGATAGCCCAAGACATTGCATTCCGGGCAGAAACTAAGAGTTGTTTTTCCCATGATTAGAACAAACCCTCCAACAGCTTGAACCTGTCCCAGGCATCAACCCAAGCTCCAAGACACTCGTCTGGCTCGTTCTGGATTAACCGGCAACGCCCTGGACCAGATACAAGCGTGTAGCACCAGTCAATCGAGAGCTTGTGATGGTCGATCAGCATTGACAGGTAGCCACCGAGCTGCGCCTTGGCAGGCTGTCTCTGGCTAACAGCAGGGCTACTGCCAACTGTCTTCAAGTCACCTAAAACCAGCTTGCCGTTTGAGCTGCGCACCAAAAAGTCAAAACTGCCGCCGATTCCTTTGCGGTCATCACAAAGCCGATATTCCACCGCGATCGTTTCACTGTCTCGCAGTAGCCAGCAGTCATCAAGGGCATCGGTCCATTCGGCGTAATCGCCTGGATCCCGAGGCTGATTAGTCAGCAATGCTTCGCAGTATGCGTGTACTGCATTGCCGCGAGGCTCCCAGAGGTGGCGCGTCTCGGCGAATCGGCGTTCTGCCCGTGGGTCTGCTGGGCTAGCAATCCGGGAAACGCTGAAGGGCATCCAGCGTCCTTTGTAGCGGTATCTGTGGATGTCCTCAAAAAATTCGAGACCCGGTATGGGTTCAAGCATTGAATGGTTTAGGATCCAACCTGGGTTCAAACCCTACCACATCAAATCGCTATTCATGACAAGTACAGCCACGAAATTTGCTATCGACAAAAGCCTTCTTGAAAGGATTGAAAAGATCATGCCTGCTTATCACCACAAACGGACCTACATCAATAGCCTGCTTGACATGGCTGTCACCAGGGTCGAAAACCAAACTCGATCTGACAGCGAGGACTGGTCTTCGTAGACCTGAAATACAATAAAAAACCGCCCCGGAGAGGCGGTAATCCGTTCGATCACGCACTGCAACGCTACATGAAAACCCCCGTTAAGTCAACGGCTTTTGCGATTGCTCCCTATGAATTGATGGACTGTGGTCTAGACCCAAGGTCGATCGTTGTCTACCTCTGGTTACACCGTTACGGCTGGAACTCAGCCAAAGGCTGCTACGCATCCTTGCAGACGATTTCGGACCGGTCAGGTATTACTCGGAAAATGGTCCAACGTTCACTCAGCCTTCTGGTTGAGACGGGTTGGATCACCGTCGAAAAGAGACCCGGACACACCGCCGTGTACAGGGTGCTCGTGGACCACCCAGGTCAAAATCGACCTAGGTCAAAAACGACCCAGGTCAAAACTGACCCAGGTCAAAATCGACCTAGGGGTCAGGTCGAAACTGACCTAGGGGTTAGGTCGAAATCGACCTATAAAACAAAAACCCATAAACAAGAACCCATAACAAAAACCCTTTTAAAGCTGGAAGGCGAGCTTCCAGCAGCTCAAGAGCCAGCCAAAAGGAAGGCAAGAGCCAAGGGTCCAGAAGACTTCGAGCAGTTCTGGAAGCTGTACCTGTCAGCACCGATCAGAGCGTCCTCTCAGTCCAAGCCAAAGGCTCTTGCCCAGTGGAAAAAAACCATTTGTCACGAAACCAGTGACACCCTGCTGGAGGCGATAAAAAATGAGATCTCCCATCAGCAGGCTGCTGGTGATTCCTTCATCAGCCCATTGCCGGATTGCTTCCGATGGTTACGCGACGAGCGCTACGCCACCGTCAATGACAAGCCAGTTGGACAGCAGTCAATCAATCACGCCACCTACGTTTTCTGATGCTTCCCCTTTACGACCCAGGCAACAAAGGGAAGTGCGTTCATCAAGTCTTCGACAACAAAGAACGCATCTCACCTAAAAACGTCTACCGCATCGCTACTTCCGCGATGTTCAGCGAAACCGAGCTTGGCGAGGTTCGCTTTCACTACAGCCCTGTCAACAGCGAACACGCCATTGGCATGTACGACAGGGAGGGCTACTACTGCACCTACTGCCCCCCGATCCCCGGTGCCTCCGGCTCTCGCGCCCTAGGTCGCTGGGTCCGCCATCCCTGGGCGGAAGAAGAACGCCAACGCCTCGAAGCCTTCGACTGATGCCTACCCAACGCCTTACCCGCCTCTCGACCGAAGAGGGCGCACGGACTATCCTCCGCCGCATGATCGACGCCGGGCGCTGCACCGTCGAAGATCTCGACAAAGCGCCGCCAGGGCACATCAACCCCCAGGCGTACCGAAACCTGATGCGGGACATCGCACCTCAACCCAGGGTCGAAGTCGTTAGCCCCCGTGACCTCCCGACGAAAAACCCCGAAGAACCTCTGCCCTTTTGAGATGAGCAAGATCGAAGTCAAGGTCTATCTGACCCCCGAGGAGCGCGATCACATCGACGCTCAAGCGCAGGCGCTGAACCTCAACCGCTCCCAGCTGATGCGTCTGCGGGCTCTAGGAGACCCTGCACCGGGCGTTAAGCCCTCTGCACCGCCCATCAGCCTGCGGCAGTACCAGAACGCCGTCCTAGCCGCTCTGAGGGCTTCTAACGGCTCCTGCTCGCGCCCGATCGTCGAGGCGATCACCGCCGCTGTCCTTTGTTCCGTCCATGAACCACCTAACAAACAGCCAAGCCCAAACCCTTCTCAAACTGTGGGATGACTACTACCTAGCTCTGTACCAAAAGATCAATGACCCAGAGCCCCCGCGAGCGCCTGAACAACTTGGTCGAGTCAGCCGCTACTTCCGTCCAGCCGACCTGGGAAACGCTCGATGATGGATGCATTCGCGTTTGTCTTGGTAAAAATTGCGGCACGGTCTCCTCTCACCACCTAATCGAGCCAAAGGTCAATCAGCTGCGAAATAATTGACATCTGCGAGAGACTAAGCTAAACAGCCAATACCGATTTCATAGAAATGGTTGCTGCTCCAGAGTTTATTGACCACCTCCCCCTAAAGGAGGTAAAGCCCTATTCGAAAAACTCTCGTAATCACAACGAAGCTCAGCTAAAGAGCCTTTGCGCTGCCATTAAGGAATACGGGTTCACCAATCCCATCCTCATTGACGAAAGCAAGACAATAATCGCTGGGCATGGTCGTTACGAAGCCGCAAAGCGACTAAAGCTTGAGACCATCCCTACCATTACCATCTCTCACCTTTCGCCTGAGCAACAGCGCGCTTACGTCATCGCGGACAATAAGCTCAGTGATATGTCAACATGGGACAACGAAAACCTTATTTCAGAGCTGGCAGGTCTCGCGTCCTACCAAGAATCTCTAGACGACAATCTCAAAGGCTTTTTCGATCAGTCGTCTTTTAATCCATACAAGGTGCAAGAGGTTGATGTAGCACTTCTCAAGCCTCATCCTCGAAATTACCGCGAACACCCACAGCAACAGATCGAGCATCTCGCTGGCAGTATCGCAGAGTACGGCTTCTACAGAAATGTAATTGTCGCAAAGGACTACACTATTCTTGCTGGGCACGGTTTAACGCAAGCTGCCATTTTTGCAAAAATTAAAACCGTACCCATACTTAAGCTCCAAATTGATCCAAGCAGCACCAAAGCTTTAAAGCTTCTTGCAATCGACAATGAGGTTGATCACCTTGGTGACACAGATATGCGTCAGCTATCTGAAATCCTTAAAGACATACTCAAGGAAGACGACCTGTTTGGAACTGGGTATGACGAAGCCAAGCTTCAAAACCTTTTAACAGTTAGCCGCAGCAAACAAGAAGTCGAGAGCTACCTACCAGAAAGTGATTGGGGTGATCTCGTCGATTTCGAAAAAACTGATCGCAACCCTAAGATTGTCGTTAATTTCGAAAACGAAACAGACCGACAAGACTTTATTAACGCGCTAGGCATCAGCTTGTCTGACAAAGCAAAAGCAATGTGGTGGCCGATGAAAGAGCGTAAGGTGCTGAAAGATAAAAAATACGAGGCACAGTAAAAATGTCTTCAAATTTTTTCGACATTCGCGGCATTGAGCTTTTGGAGCTTTGCCCTACTGGCGTTGACCAAGAGCGCTGGCAAAGCTTTCGTGCTGCTATGCAAAGGGCGAAAAACCTAGAGGCACAAGAATCGGGTCCAATACAAATTGACCTCGAACTGAACGGTTCTTGCAATATGCAGTGCCCGTTCTGCATACACGGTTACAACGGTCAAACCAACCTTGATCTACAGCTCTCGCTAGAGCAAGCAAAGGACATTCTTCAACAAGCCCACTCCGCTGGAGCTGCCTCTTTAAAGCTAAACTACATTAACGAACCTCTGATTCGAAAAGATCTAGAGGACGTGATCGCTTATGCGCGATCCATTGGGTACGTCAACATTTACCTCGTAACCAACGGATCTCTTTTGACGCCTGAAAGACAGCTTTCAATCCTTCAGGCTGGTCTTACAAGGATTTACGTCAGTATTGATGCGGCTACAGCAGAAACCTACAACAAGCAGCGCAAAAGCGGCTTGTACGAACGTGTTGTAGGGAACGTTCGCTCCTTAATACAGACGCGCAATAGCCTCAACATGAGCTTCCCCCTGGTTCGGGTGTCTTTCCTGAAAAATGCGATCAACATTCACGAAGCCTTAGATTTCTTTGACCAGTGGAAGGATACCGCAGATTTGATCACTTTTCAGACCATGAACAACGTCCCGGACACTGAAACCGGACTTTCGATCGAATCGTTTTCTGAACCAAAGCCTTGCGATTTCCCCTTCAAACAACTTGTCGTAGATCATGAAGGCAATATCTTGCCTTGCTGCAAGCTGCCGGGCAGAAAGCTGAAAATTGGTAACATCAAGTCGATGTCAGTTCAGCAGGCTTGGCAATCCGACAAAATGCGAGACCTGCGCTCTCAGCACTCATCTGAAAACTCAACTTTGAATCCGATCTGCCGCGCTTGTCTTACCAATGAGTAGCACCCTCTACCCGGTCTATGTCATCTCGAAAGGTAGACCTGACTGCTGTCTTTCGAGCATCGCACTACAAAAGGACAACGTTCCGCACAAAGTCGTAGTCGAACCGCAGGAGCTCGACGAATACAAAAAGCACATGCCAGATGCAGACTATCTGGTGACACCATTTAGCAACCTAGGCGAACGCTCTATCCCTGTGCGGAACTTCATATGGGAGCACTCCAGCAATGCTGGGGCAATTCGCCACTGGTGCGTTGATGACAATATTCGCAAGTGGAGGTACTTCAATGGACACGAACGGATCACGATTAACGCGTTGCTAGCCTTTCAAATTGTCGAAGAGTTCACTCAACGTTTTTCCAACGTTGGTATCGCTGGTCCCGCATATACGTTTTTTTCGTTGCCAAGGCAAAAAATGCCGCCGTTTAGAAAAAATTGCCATGTATACTCTTGTATGCTGATTCGCAATGATCTGCCTTTTCGCTGGCGAGGTCCTTGGAATGAAGACGTAGACCTCAATCTTCAGTGCTTAGCAATCAAGCAGTGCACGATCCAGTTAATGGCGATCACCTGTGACAAGCAAGCCACCATGACCATGAAAGGCGGCAACTCCACTGAATATCAAAACCTAGACTCTCGTGCCTATGGTTCCCGCACCCTGCAAGCTCGTTGGCCTGGTATCATCACACTCACAAATAAATACGGCAGACCCCACTTTCACGTCAAAGACAACTGGCAGTCTTTTCAAGACATCCCCCTCATAAAAGATCCTCAACATACACCCAGAAACTTTAAACTTAAAATGACGCAGAAAGGCGATGGCTAAATCCACTAACGCAGAGATTGAATATCGCCTAAACCGCGTCTACAAATTGCTGTGCAAGCACGCAACCACGTCTGAAGTCGTGGATTATTGTGCCCGAGAATGGGGGATCAAGCCGTCCATGGCGAAGAACTACGTTCGCCGTGTACGCGAGCGTATAGCAAAAGACTGGGAGCTAGACGCACGTCAATACAGGGCTGACCTGCTTACCCAATACGCTGACCTTGCAAAATCTGCCAGAGCCAACGGGCATGACCACATCGCCATTGGCGCATTGAATGCGATGGCGAAGTTGACAGGTTTAATTAGTTGACCTCAATCCTTGACCGAGATCGACCGCGGTGCATCCTTGACGATGCAGCGTCTTCCGTAGGATTTACTGCCACTGATTACGAGCAGATCACTAGTGCACTGGCTGATGCATTAACTGAGCCTCAGCGAAAGGTCTGGGATTCAAGTGAGCGCTTCAAGCTGCTTTGCTCCGGGCGGCGCTTTGGCAAAACTTACCTATGCATCACGCGTCTAATTTGCTGGGCGCTTGAAAAACCAGGCAGCTTGAACTGGTACGTCACTGCGAACTATCGCATGGCGAAGCAGATCGCCTGGCGACAGCTAAAAAATATGGCGTCTGATGATCTGGTTGTCAAACGAAATGAGTCGGATCTCAGTATCGAGTTTGTCAACGGCAGCATTGTTGCCCTACGCGGTGCGGATAACGAAGACAGCTTGCGTGGCGTGAGTCTTTCGTCCTTGGTTGTGGATGAGGCTGCCTACGTCAAGCAAAGCGCCTGGGAAATGGTGCTGCGCCCAGCACTGTCGGATCAAGGCGGTCCTGCCTGGTTTATCACCACGCCAGCAGGCTTGAACTGGTTTCATGATTTGTGGGAGCAGGCACAAGACGAAACTGATTGGAAAGCCTTCTCCTACACCACTATTCAGGGCGGCAACGTCCCAGCTGAGGAGGTCGAGGCAGCGCGTCGAACGCTAGACGAGCGCACCTTTCGTCAGGAGTACCTAGCTAGCTTCGAGACCCTCGCCGGACGCGTCTACCCTGATTTCAGCGATGACAACATCTCCGAAGATGTCAAAGACACCGGCGGAGAAATCTATTGGGGCACTGACTTTAACGTTGGCATCATGGCTGGCGTTCTGGCTTCTCGTGTCGGTGATACTGTGCACATCTGGGATGAACTCGCTGTAAAGCAGTCCAATACCGATGAGGTTTGCCAACTCCTCAAGGAACGATTCCCGGACCGGCGAATTATTGCTTATCCAGATCCAACAGGGAGCGCCCGCAAGACATCTTCGGCGGGTCGCACCGACCACGACATCATCCGCCGCTACGGCTTCCAGTGCATCAGCCCCCGAGCGCCCTGGGCAGTAAAAGACAAGATCAACTCAACCAACTGGATGATCCGCACTGCCGATGGTCAGATGCGTCTGTTTATCCATCCGCGCTGTAAGCACACGATCAAGGCGCTTAAGAATGTCTGCTTCAAAGAAGGCGCGACTGATTACGTCATCGACAAGTCAGCCAATATCGAGCA